GTCGCCGAGAACATCCGCGGCGCACTCTGGACGATCGATAAGAACGAGGAGTTCATCAAGATGACCCTGGCCGTATTGATGACACCTGACTGACAGCTATCGGCCAGAAGCGGACGATCAATTAGGAGTTGTTACGAAGAGCTGTCCGCCATTTAATGAGCGATCAAACATCAGGTTGATGAACCGAAAATGAGCAAACTGGGTTGCAGGTGTGGCCATGTGATTACCGATCAGACCGACAGCTTGCCCTACAAGGCGAGCCTGCTTCGCGACGAGGTAGAAAATGAATTTTGGGATGAGGTGCACCGTGAACTCAAGCCTCTGGTCGAGTCGGCGGAGTCCGGAGACAAAGCTGCGATCGCCGATGCATTGGGCCAGTTTTCACCCTCGTTCAGCGCTGCTGACAAATTGCAAGACCGGATATCCAGCCTCTACATTCAACGAATGTCGACTGCCTACGAGTGCCAGAACTGTGGACGCCTTTGGGTGCAAAAACAAGACAGTGAAAAATTTGTTTCCTATGTCCCAGAGGAAGGCACATATGGCGCGATACTGGCAGCGGCATCAGGAGAATCTGAAAATCTGGATTAGGTGTGCGCGATTGGTCGGAAGCGAAGAGTGCAATCCGGCAGCAACCGGCCCAGAGTGTGTAAAAACGCTCATAACCTGATCGTCTTGAGCCATTGACGTTCGTTGGCTGAGCGATCGCACGGTCAATGCTTCGAGTCGCATCGGTCGCGACCTGGAACACGTAACGCTGTTTTTACAGCCTCTGGGATGGGCCAAAACCAGCCTTTTTTATGCCGACAGCGCCTTCATTAAACCGTTAGCACCAATGATTTTCATGACCCGTTTCAAGTTGTAGGCGAGCACATTCAAACTCATCTCCGCGCTCACCCCGGCCAGCTTTCGGGTCAGGAAGTGCGTCGCACCCATCCATTGTTTGAGCGTCCCGAAGGGATGCTCAACAGTCCGTTTTCGGACTCGCATCATCTCCGGTGCTTTGCTCAGCCGAAGCTGCATCTCCTCCAATATGGCTTCATGCTCCCAGCGTCGAACTCGTCGTTCCGTGCTCGGTGTGCACTGCAATTTCAACGCGCAGCCCTGGCATTTCGAACTCCAGTAACGATGCAGCTTCAGGCCTTTTTCAACGTAGGAATAGTGCCAGATCAGCGCCTCTCCAGCCGGGCAAATGTATTCGTTCTTTGCCGCGTCATAGATGAAGGCATCGTTATTGAAACGCCCGTCAGCCTTGGCTCCAGAGGTCATCGGCTTGGGTACATAGGCGGTGATGCCTGCATCGTGACAAGCCAGGATTTGCTCGCTTTTGAAGTAACCTCGGTCAGCCACTACCGACAACACATCTGACGCCATCGCCTCGCGGGCTTGCTTAGCCATCGAGCTGAGTTGATCGCGGTCGGAACCAACGTTGGTCACCTCATGCGCAACGATCAAATGGTGCTGCGTATCGACCGCTGTCTGCACGTTATAGCCAACAATTCCCGTGCCGCGCGTCATCATGGATCGGCTGTCTGGATCGGTCAGTGAGACCTGTTTATCCGGTGATTCATTGAGCTGAATTTCGATCGCCTGAAGCTCTTTCATTTGAATTTTGAGCTTGGCGATTTTCTCTTCCAGTCGCACGGCGCTGGGCTCGGTAGCTGTTGGTTCTTGCCGATCAGCAGCATCGAGTGCCGTCAGGTAACGGTTGATGCTCGATTCAATTTCTTCCATTCGCCGCTTCAGTTTGGCGCTGGTGAAATTGCGGTCGCGGTTGTTGACGGCTTTAAATTTGCTGCCATCGATGGCGACCAGATGTTCTCCGAACAGTCCCAACTGCTGACACAACACGACGAACTGGCGGCAGACGCCTCGGATGGCTTTGCTGTTGTCTTTTCGGAAGTTGGCGATGGTCTTGAAGTCCGGCATCAAGCGCCCGGTCAACCACATCAGTTCGACGTTGCGTTGGGCTTCTCGCTCCAAACGTCGGCTCGACTGGATGCGGTTGAGATAGCCGTAGATGTAGATCTTCAGCAGGATTGCAGGGTGGTAAGCAGGCCGGCCAGTATCGGCTGGGATCGCACCTTCAAAACCCAGATTGACCAAGTCTAGTTCGTCGACGAAGACGTCGACTACGCGCACCGGATTGGTATCGCTGACGTAGTCGTCGAGGCTAGCCGGAAGTAAGGTGCCTTGGCCTCGATGTTCACCTTGGATAAAGCGCTTCATGGGCGATCCCTGCGATGAAATCCTCAGAAATCATAGCAAGGGTTCGCAAAAGCGTTTACACACTCTGAGCCAACGCAGTCTCTTATGAGAGGCGAATATTGACCCAAGGCTGACCCTGCTCTCGCGAAACGCGGGGTCGGAGTTATCTGATTTGGAACAGGCGGGAGATCGCGGTCATGGCCTTGTCTCCGTCAGTTTCATAGAGACCGAACAGGCGCGTTTGGTCGCTCAGACGATGAAGCCGAAAATGGTTATAGAACGCTTGGCCTAAGCGCTGATTATCGAATGTTCCGCGTTCCCAAAGAGTTAAAAACTCTTGATACGCAACGCGCTCAATTTCCAGTCTCGGCATGCTTTCCATATACACATCCATTTATGTCAGCGATGACCGAATCCTACTGACGCCGGACAGATGCGGCAATGCGCGTTTGGGGGCGATTTTTAATCATCCGAGCTGGCTTTGGAGTTTTTACACACTCTGGGCCAATTGCGGCCCATCAATTAAAGGCGCTTTTGTCCGAAAAGCACCATTCAAAAATATCTGTAGCACGACGCGCAGGCACCGACCTCAAGGACGATGTAACCCTGTCGCATCCCGCCAGTACATGGTTTGTTCGAACTGAAAGCTAACTAGAAAGAAGGCTGAACACGACTGAGATATTGATTGGGCGACTTTTTCCAAATCGTCCATAGCCGACTCTCCCTCTGGTTCGGGCCCTTTAATTCTGATGGTACAACGCACAGCGACAGGAAAGTCGATACCCATTGTATTCTCAGCATAAATCGAGGGGTCACCGAAAGCGTCATCGGTACGTAATTTAAGTCCTGAGCTAAATTCAGCGTATAGCCCATCTTCTGTTACCTCGACTTTTCGAGCACCAGCATTCTCAAGGGCATTGCTCAATGTCAAAATTGTGAGCGTACTATCAGCTTCCAAGCACAGATCAAGACTCATCAATCCTCCCTTTTTCCCGATGAACACTTGCACCAAATTTGAATGCGATTGTCGCGACAGTGTATTTGACTAGCGGTACGAATGTCCGCTTTTGGCCAATTGCGGTCATTCAGGAAGGCAGCAATTGACCCTTAGCCGCCGCTCATGAAGTCGTGTCCCAATAGAAATGGATGTACTCGTCTTCATACTCCGCGAACAGCGAAACGATGAACTCTGTCTTCATTGAGTACATCAATAACGCTCCGACGAAACCGGTCGACTCATGCAGCGGTTGTTTGAGCGGAGCGATCAATTCAAAAGCCTGATCCGCAACCATCTGATTGAAAACAGCTTCCGAGATCTCCTCAAACTGAGCGTCAGAAACGTAGCCTGGGAAATAACCTTCTCCTCCAGGCCGCCAATCCATCCATTCCGCGTGAAGCCAGAAGTTTAATCCGTTTTCGCCTTGCCGTTTGGGGGCGCGGGTTATCCTGATGATCTGCTGAGAGGCAGGGCATCGAAAGGCGATTCCTGGATAAGTGACGTAATAGAGACCGGGACAATCATTGTGTGCTCTCCAAAAAGTCAGTTGCTCACTGGAGAGTTGATCAAAGTCGCTTCTGTCGAACATGAAGAACCTAAGTTTACGTCGCGCTAATGGGCAAGAGCGCCCGATAGTAGCAAATTGCTTTCAATGATGTTTTTTTCGGGAGCCGTCCGCTTCTGGCCGATCGCTGCCGGTGGCGACTGGCAGCGATCGGTCAAAAACGGACGCTCATAAAGAAGTGCTATCGACAACCTCCTAACAGGAGCGTCTATGCCAGTCCATTCATTCAGCCCCCGAGCTGGTGACAGAAGCCATTGCTCGCTGCTCTGAAATCGGCAAAAGCACTGGGTTTTCATCCTCGACATGCACATAGACAAACCAGCGATCCGGTGGACTGTAAAGGATCCTGTGGACATCAAACGATCGTTTCCCGCCTCTGCGACGGGCCCCTAGCACTGTATGTTCCTGTTTGATTTGCACATTTTGAATGCAGTGTTGCGCCATGGTTTGACGAAACTCTTCGTCAATTCGTTTTTTGTTGCCGCGCTGGTACGTCAAGTGTGCTCGGCACATCACCAAGCCGAAAAATACAATGAACACCATTAATGTGAGTTCGAGCCCGAATCTGCTCCACAAAGAATTGACCATGCTGAGTAGCCCTGATGATTGCCCTTGGTGTATTGGCCACGCTCTATTTGTCAAAATTTTCATACTGCTAATAAGTGACTACCGGCAGCTTCGTTCAACCTCAGCCACGGATGATGCTTGTTGCCCTCCTTCCTGAGCAGTGATGTCGGAACGTGAGATTGCGCGCTACAGGCGAGATCCGACGGCCGGTCAGGTAACTATAGATCACGGCACGAAACCCAAAACGACCAAGAATAGCGAGTTGCTACTGCATCCCTTGCAATAAAGCCCTGTCTACACAGGTTTCTGGGAGGCAACTTCTGGCCGTAAGCAGTCGCACGGCTGCAGCTCGTCGCCTCACCCTCGCCCACCTGCAGCGCCTCGATTACTGTATATCCAAACAGTACACAGCAAAGGCGCCATCCGTGGATCCCCTCTATATAGAAGACACCGACGACTGGCTCGGATGCCCGACGCCGCTCGAAACCTGCCGGCACCAGCTCGCCCTCTATGAAAATGAGTTCGAGGAGCTGAACCTGCAACTGCGCCAGGCCAGGGAAAGGATATTCAAGATGGTCGAGATGCACACCGAGATCAGCAAGGAGTGCGACACTCTTCGATCACAGCTGACCGCAGCCAAGGCTGAAGCTGCCGAGGCTCACCGGCGAGCTAGCGACATCCAGATCAAAAGCAACTGGGAGCTGATGGCGAAGGACAAACACATCTCCCATCTGGCTACAGAGGTTAAAACGCTTAAAGGCGAGAATCCCTACGCGCCCTCCTTTCCCCATCAGCGGGACAACTCCTGAATGCAAGCCCCGCCCACCCGCCGAGCCAGAAAAGGTTTTGTGACGAAGTAAGCTCCAGCGGGTCTACGCTGAAAGCTCACGCGAGGAACTGGCAATGTGCGGACGACTCTCTCAGTACAGTGGCATTCACGACTTCATGGCGGCGCTGAGCATGCCGAACGCCCTGATCAACTCAGCCGGGGAGCAGCCCTTCGAGCGGTACAACGCGGCGCCGACCACGCAGCTCGCCCTCTTCCACCAGGAAGGCCAGTTCCTGCACGCCGACATGGTCCGCTGGGGATGGCGCCCGCACTGGGCCAAGGATCGCGCCGTGCCGATCAATGCTCGAGTAGAGAAAGTCGCCCACGGCCCGTTCTTCCGTGCAATCTGGCCCCACCGGGCGATCGTCGCGATCAACAACTGGTTCGAGTGGGTTGATGAAGGCGGGCCGAAGAAGCAGCCCTACCTGATCAGGCACCGAGACCAATCGCCGATCTTGTGTGCTGCTATCGGCCAATATCCGAATGAGGAGCACGACCCCGGCGAACACGATGGCTTTGTTATCATCACCGCCGACAGTGCCGGTGGAATGGTCGACATCCACGACCGGCGGCCGGTGGCATTGTCGCCGGAGTTGGCCCGGGAATGGCTGGGACCGGCCACACCGAAAGAGCGCGCCGAGCAAATGGTGCTGCACCAGGGCGAACCGACAGAGGTGTTCGAGTGGTACAAGGTTGATCGGGCCGTGGGGAACGTCCGGAATCAAGGCCCCAAACTGATCTGCCCTGTCAGCGAATAATTTCTCGCAAGTATCCCTGGCACGCCTGAAGCGCGATCAATCCCCGGTCGCCGGTGTCGGTGATGGCGATAATTCGTTGAGCATGCGCTGGGTCAAGTCGGGCTCGTACGGCTGCATGATCCACGCCGCCGGCGCTGGTGGTGGCTGGCATACCGCAGCCTTTGGCAGCGTCGGCTGTGTCGAGGAGGACTGACAGCCGCAGATCAGAAGTGGCAAGGCGATCGCGCAGGCGATCTTGGTCACGTTGGGCATCAGTCATTTTCCTGAAGTGGGTTTGCTCACTGGCCGACAGCCTCTGCTCGAGCGCCAGCCGCTTGTCATGCTCAGCCTGCTGGGCTGTGGCGGCCGCCAGGGTCATTTGGTTGAGGGTGTCGGCGTGCAGCCGAGCCTGCTCTGCCAATTGCCGCCCGTAGCGCCAGTCCTGAAACTGCCAGGCCAGCGCGGCGCCGATCAGCACCAGCGCCAGCACACCCACCGCTTTCCACGGCACGACCATCACGGCACATCCTTGAAGAAGACGTGGCCACCCAGCTTGAGGGTCTGCTTCGCCTTCGCCGCCCAGGCCGGCGCCTTGATGCTGGTTGCGTAGTAATGCGTGGCGCCGCCGGTTGGATCAGGTACCGCGCCGTCGATCACCTGGTCAGCAGCGATCCGACATTGCGCCAGCTCGCGGAACGGGATCTGCTTCACGCCGATCAGGAACTGATAGTTCGGGTCGGTCTTGTTCCAGCAGCTGAACTGGTACGGCTTCTGGCACACGCCGGCATAGCCCTCGCCCCACCACGAATTGGGCTTGCCGTCATTCACGCGGTTGCGGATCGCCCAGGCCACAGCCACTTGGCCCGCCGCTCCCTCGCCGCGAGCCTCGCCCCACAGCGTACGTGCGAGGATGTCGCGTTCTTTTTCGGTTGCAGTCATCACTTTTCTCCAGACAATAAAAAACCCGCCGGAGCGGGTCGATTTAAATATTAAATTTACTACTAAGCCGAAGCTCGATATCCAAGAAGAATTTTTTTCCTTAGATATCTAGAAACCGTAATTGATGGCACCTCCACAAGCTTGTGCATCAACGATGACAAGAGAACAGCTCCCGCAATAGTGACCACCCAAACAACTGGAGCACCAAAAGATTGATACAAAAACAACAACGACAGGTTAAGAACGAGTATGTGGTTCAGGTAAAGACTATAAGAAATCCTCCCAAGGTACCCGCCTAATTTAACAAGCACACTAGAGCTAATAGTCAGCGCAAGACAAACAATCAACGCTGAGCCGATACCTATAGCCAAATCACCAAACGCCCGAAAACCGAGATTCCACGGATTATCAAATGGGTATGCATAGAGCATCAACGCAAAAAACCAAAGAGCGACTCTTGGTAGCGATACAATTTTTAAGAACACGCCGCTTAATGAATCTTGCCGCAACGCTATAAAGGAACCAACAGCGAAGAATGTTGAATAGTGAAGCGTCTGTATCAGATCACCTTGAATGGCAGAGAGCTGTACGTTCCCAAGCATTGCCCAGCCAATCCAGACTGACATCATATAGAACCCGCACACAGCCCAGCCACCGAACCGAGAAACGAGAAGGTAAATCAATGGAAATATGATGGATATGCGCATCTCGTGCACAATAGACCAAATAGGCGGATTTACCTCCGAGGTGTTGAAATGACCGATCATAAAAAAATGAGCAACCAATAACTCTAGACTGAGCTCCGGCTTCGGAATGCCCATCCATCCTTTATTCCAGCCGACAATTCCAGAGACAGCACTGTATACAAAAAACGCCAGCGCAACTGATGCGATATATGGTGGAAATAACCTGACGATTCTAGCGACAAGATACGCATCGTATCGGTTATTCTTTATGCTTTGCCACATTCTAACAAGAGCAAAGCCGCTAAGAACAAAAAACAATATTACGGCTTGGTGACCAGACCATAGTATTTTTAACGGAG